GAGTGGAACACTGGCATCACTCCAACGGCAGGAAGCAACTACTCTAAGACTTTGGTGTTCACTCCAGCAGGTGTTCCTGTTGACTTGACAATGAAGGATGATTGTGGTAACTTGTCAATCGTATTGACTGCAACAGGTATCGTGGCAACATTGCCAACTGATATCTATGAGGCAGCTGATAAGTATGCAGGCGTTAACTATGTTAACTGTGTATCAATCGTTAATCCTTAATCGGATAAGTGCAACAATGAAAATGGGGAGAGGTGCAAGCCTCTCCTTTTTTATTTATCTTTGTGAAAAATAAGACAGCCAATGTGCTACGAATCTTTACTCGGCTTACAAGGTTGCGATAGACCAGAGCCAACGACAGGCCTCTACATTGACGACCTTGGTATCAATCAGACTTTACTCGGGCAGCTAATCACGGACCAATACAACAGCGGAGTTGAGCTGTTCGAAGCTAAGCGAGCATTCGCCTGGCGCAAGATGTCGACTGATATCTTAAGCCGCTTAAGTCCGATGATGAAGGCGGACACTGTTGTCGAGTCTAAGCGCATCGGTCAAGTGGTAACCAACGCAAGCAATGTGGATTTGGCAGTTGGTGCAGGGAAGTTTACAGGGATAAGAGTGACTATTGACCCAAACACATCAAGCTTTCTGAACTTCTACTTGTCGAATTTCAAGATTGACATCTACACGATGGCGACTCCTGTCGAGATATTTGTCTACGACATGAGCACCTTGAAGTTGATTGATTCCTTCTTCTACCAATCGGAAGCGGTTGAGCAGTTTATCGGCAAGACCTTCAAGGCTAACCGCCGAAAGATGGATCTGGCATTTGTTTACGAGTCATTGTACGACACCACCAAGATGATTCCAAAGAAGGGCAGCTGCACTGATTGCGGAGGACACTTGAGAGCGGTGCACGTTTGCCCATTTGTGGATGCCATCGGTATTGAGCTTACAACGGACGGCTTCAATGTGCTTTCATCGAAGTCTAAGAAGTACACGCAAGGGATGTCGTTGGTGTATAATGTGAATTGCGATCGTGAGGCTTGGCTTTGCAGCATAGGAGGATTGATGGCGATGCCGCTTGCCTATGCAACGGCGGTGGAGATTTATAACTACGGGCTTAGCATCAGTCCCAATCAGCGTGTGAATACTACTGTTAGCATCAACATAGGAAGCAAGCCTTTCGCAACCGCTGATGCCAACGATGGTATGATTGCAGGGCGTGACATTGCAGCAACAAGATACAGCGAAGAACTTAAGGCCATGTTGGAAAACATGAGACTACCAGACGACAATACGTGCTTTGATTGCAGACGCAACATGAAGTATGTCACTGCTCTTCCATAATGGCTACGCCGAAAGAAATTAATGACCGTATCAATGGGCTGTTCACTGAGTGGAGCGGAGGATTTACTCCGCTATTTTTCGCAGTGCAAGACATGAGGCGAGAAATGTATATTCGCATCTTTGGAATTGATACTGGCAGAGGTAGAAACCAAGCAGGAAACTTCCTGCCGACTAAGCCATACACTAAAGCATACGCAAAGATAAAAGCTGAAAACGGCAGACCTCCATTAGAGCTCACAGGCTTCTTGAAAAGGTCATTTGCAACGGATCAAACTACAATTATAAATGAAGGCTTTGACTCTGCGATTTACACTGTTGCAGATGAAGCAGGAAAGGTGGAAGGATTGGAGAAGCTATACGGCACAATATTCAAACCAACAGCGGAAGAACAAGCAGCAATGCTTCAACTTCATGCAGACTTATTAGTCGAGCAAATTGCAAATCAGATAAGCAAACCATGAACTTACTTAAGACCATAATCGAAAGGCTCAACCAACGTGTTGAGGTTGCCAATATATTTGACAAGCAATTCAATCTCTGTGAGCTTAACGCAAACGGCAACGACAAAGCTTGGGTGCACTATATCGGAAATGGTCAAGCGGAGGTTGTCACCAACTTCGATGCAAAGAACGGCACATTGTTCTGGGCGAAGCGCGGCAAGGTATCGGTTGCCAAGACTGATGCGTATAAGATGAGCGGCTGCAAGCAGTTGTATGTCACAACCTTTCCGCTTACTGCTTATGCCATCGTGCGCAAGAGCCATCTTCCTTGCGATGCAGAGGATGCACAGGATTGGCTTGCTTCGAGAGTCTACAAGCTGACCTCGGGCACTGACCCATTGTTTAAGCAGAGCATTGGAGTCATCAACTACGAGGTTGTGCCAAGTGGATATGCAAACGAGATTAAGACCTTAACAGCAAACTATGAGTGGGCTTGTGTTTCCGTTGATATGGATGTGCAAGTGATCACAACCTCTGAAGACGGCTGCTATGATACCTGTGCAACAGGAGATATTCCGCTTCCAGACTTGCAGCCATGTGTGCCATGCTTGACTGAGGTTGCTGTTGATGGAGTTACCATCACAGGAAACGGAACAACGGCAGACCCATTGGTGGCAGTTGGTGGCGGTGGCGGAACTCCTCTGATCACTAAAGAGGAAGGAACAAACGTAAGCATCAACACAACTACATTAAACTTCACAGGCGCAGGAGTGACAGCATCACTCACATCACCTGGAGTGGTTGAGGTAAATGTGCCAGGCGGCAGCGGTGTGACATCGGTAACAGGAACGGCTCCCATCGCATCAAGCGGCGGAACTACTCCTGCAATCAGCATAAGCCAAGCATCAACCTCAACAGATGGCTACTTAAGTCAGACCGATTGGAACACCTTTGATGGTAAGTTCAATGTGCCAACGGGAGCAGCTACTGACTACTTGGATGGCACTGGAGCACCTCAACCATTCCCATCAATACCAACGGGAACGGTTACATCAGTAGATTTAACAATGCCATCTGCATTCACTGTGACTGGCAATCCTGTAACAACGAGCGGAACATTGGCTGTTGCTGCTAATGGTGTTTCAACGCAATACATCAGAGGCGATGGTCAACTTGCAAACTTTCCAACATCAAGCGGAGGCGGTGCAAGTGTTAGCTACTACCTCAACGGCTCAGTGAGTCAAGGTACATTTGGAGGTGTCGCAATGCGCGAGATTAACAAAGTGCCAGTCATTGGAGCAGGAACAGATTTCACTATCAATGCAGATGGCTATATTCAGTCATTCATAACAGATGCAAATGATCCAAATCAATTGGAGATTCCTGCCGGAAATTGGAACTTTGAAACATATTTTAGTGCATCAAGTGGAGGAGGTAGTCCAAAATTCTATATTGAGCTTTACAAGTGGAATGGCGCAACATTAACATTGATTGCATCCAACTCAGCAACACCTGAGAATATTACAGGAGGTACTACGATTGATTTATATCTGACAGCATTAGCAGTACCACAAACGACACTACTTGCAACAGATAGACTTGCAGTGCGCTTTTATGTGATACATAGTAGTCGCACAATTACAATGCACACTGAGGATAATCACTTGAGCCAGATTATCACAACTTTTTCAACTGGCTTAACCTCGCTAAATGGACTTACTGCCCAGACTCAACTACTTGCAGTTGGCACAAGTGGAACTGACTTTGCAATATCATCAACAACTGCGACTCATACCTTCAACCTACCAACGGCAAGTGCTGCCAATAGAGGTGCATTGAGTGCTGCTGATTGGACGGCATTCAACGGGAAGCAGGCAGCCATCACTCCTGCTGCACTGACTAAGGTTGATGATACCAATGTTACATTGACACTTGGAGGAACACCTGCAACGGCATTGCTACAAGCAGCATCATTGACATTAGGATGGAGCGGCACACTTGCAGATAGTCGTATTGCAAGTGCTGCAACATGGAATGCCAAGCAGGCTGCCATCACATTAACTACAACGGGAACAAGTGGAGCAGCAACATTGACGGGTGCGACTTTGAATATTCCGCAATATAGTGGTGGTGGTGGTGTATCATACAAGTCAACAACTGACGGTATTGCGACATCGACAAACAATATCACATTAAGTAGTTCGCAGTTAATTACAGGAGGCACATTTGCAGTTGGAGATATTATTAGAATTAATAATCGAATGAGAGCAACGGGCGCACTAGGGACAAAAACTATGCGAGTGTATGTTAACGTAACAAATGATTTGACTGGCACTCCAATACTTATCGCAACATTTGTGGCAGGTGTTGCTGTATTATTTCAACAGATAAAAAGAGATTTAGTAATTAAGTCTGCAACTAATACAGAAGCAATTGCAGCAGCTGTTGCTATTTCCACAGATGATTCAGCATCAAATTCATTTACAAGTTCAAACATTGATTGGAGCACTGATAAGTATATAATCTTTACAAATCAGAGAGCAAATGCAGGAGATACACTACTTTCATCATATTACTTAATAGAAAAACTATGATAGACATTACTCTCGAAGGCGGCTTTGTCACCTTCTACACATCGGTAATTGGTGCGATTGCATCTCAAGTGGAATCCTGCGAAGTTGTTGATGAAAACTGCTTGCACATGGGCACCAATGTGGGTGTCTTTCTTATCAATGTGAATCAGTTCACCTTCAATGGCATCAAGTTCACCAACTCAACCAAAGCAGTCAACTACATACTAAACAACTAACATCATGGCAGGAGTAAAAATTACCGACTTAGGATCACTTGGCTCAGCAACAAGTGATGACTTATTATACATTGTGGATGTTAACGACTTTACCGAGTCACCACAAGGCACATCTAAAAAGATTGAAGTGCAAAATATCGCATCAGCTATTGGCTTAGAAAGTGGCACTTATTCACCAACTCCAAGTGGAGAGACCAATGGTATCATAGTTGGAGTTAACTCAGCAACATATATGAGAATTGGTAACGTTGTGAATTGCGCCATTCAAATAAGTATTCAAATGGATACTGGAGAAGATACTGGCTCATTTGATTTATCACTTCCAGTGCCTTCAAATTTTACAAGTGAAAAAGAATTAATTGGAAGTTTGCAGTGGGCGTATACTGGATTCTACGACCAAATACAAGGGTTGACAATTTCATCAAATCCAACTTCTGATACTTGCAATATTGCGTTATTGACAAAAGATGTTACTGCATTAATGGAGTATTGCAATTTAACTTTCCAATATGAAGTGCTCAGCTAACGGCCTCCGACTCATACAGGAGTTTGAAGGCTTGCGCCTGACCAGTTACCTATGCAGCGCAGGAGTGCCCACCATCGGCTACGGCGCAACCTACTACCATGACGGCAGCAAGGTAAAGCTCGGGCAGACCATCACTCGTGAGCAGGCGAATCAACTCTTGAAGGATCACCTCAAGGAGTTTGAAGGCAGTGTCATTGGACTGCTTAACAACACCAAGGTGAATCAGAATCAGTTTGATTCGCTTGTAAGCTTTACATTTAACCTGGGCGCAGGCAACCTTGCTAAGTCGCAGCTGTTGAGGTTCATCAAATCCAACCCGAATGACCCGAAGATTGCAGCCGAATTCCTTAAGTGGAACAGGGCAGGCGGCGAGGTTTCCACTGGTCTTGTAAGAAGGCGCAAGAAAGAGGCGCAACTATATTTCACACCAATAGTATAACCATTATGGCGGCAAGAAGAGTCAGCAAATCTAGGCAAGTGCTTGACATAATACTCAAGTACTGGAGGCCAACGATTGGCTCCTTGGTCATACTGTCTAGTGTGTTTGCGCTTATCTTCAAGCAGATAACAACAGAGACACTTGCAGCGATTGTGGCCGCTATGGTGGCAGCAGGATACATACCAAAAAGCAATGACAATGGATGACGGCAGAGACTCAGTAATTACTACACTCGATGAAGGGTGCGTGGTGGGTATTGGCTGCAAGGTCCATACGCATCATCATACAATTCACATCGAGCCGCAAGTCGTTTATCAACCTTTGCAGAATTTCACTATCTTTGGCAGGAACTATTGCACTAATCAATGGGGGCAAACTTTCGAGCTTCCGCCAATTGATCCAATGCCAGAGCCACCTACGATGACACAAGTCTACGCAAGCGATACCATCCAACCAAGCACATCTGCATTCTTGCTTGCTCCAAAGCCGCAGGCGAAGATTATCATCAAGCCTCGCACTGAGTTCACCCAGTACAAGCCAACGATGGATGCTCCAATCATGGGCATGCTTTTGACTTTTACCATCTACCTAACAGCGCAATGGGCATGGAGCTCGATTGGCGCATGGTCTAACCTTTACAGCGAACTCAACCAATGTCTTCGCTCTTCATCTTAGAACATTCGATCGACCTCTTCTATGTGGTGACCGATAGCGATGGGAAGATATTCACCAACAACGAACTCTTCAAGAACTATGTCAGCCATATCAAGCCGACAAAAATCACTGACATCATAAGCATCGAAGGTGATAAGATTGACTTCATTGAAGCAATTGAACGAGCTCGTAAGCATTCTCCTGAGCCATCAAGAGTCTATGCTCGCACAAGACAGAAGAACACAAGCGACAGATATAATGTTTGGAACTGCTTTGCGATTGATGATACTCTACACTTTGTTGGCATTCAGATAGTCGATGTGACCTCCATCAGCTCGCATGAGCATGAGCGGCAGAAGACACTACTTGAGGAGTTCCGATTCATGCTGAGCCATGAGCTCCGCCAACCACTGACCAATATCGCAGGCTTGGTGAATATGCTCATGCAGCATCAAGTCGCAAGCGATGTGGATCGCAAGGAACTACTTGCGATGATTAGCACATCAGTCAACAAGCTTGATGATGCCATCAAGATACTTGTCAAGAAAGCAGCGCGCGAGTTATGACAGAGCAGGAAGCGGACAAGAGACTAGTAAAGGTTGCCGCTTGGTATGTGATGGAGCGTGGAATGCCGGTATGTGTTGCACTTACAATCCTTCAAACCGAACTCAATGATAAAAGACTATTTTGGGAATCTTCAAAAGAACTTATCAAACTCATTCAAGATGGCATTTGTACGATCTGAAACGATATACTTGGGCGCAATCATTGTGCTCCTGTTCTTGCTGCTTAAATCTTGCGGCGAAAACGTGGCCAATGATTACCGCCTTAAGCACACGATATATGAGGACAGCGTACTTATCGCCTCACAGCGCAAAGTAATAGCACAGAGCGGCTCTGATGCGGCCAAACAGGCACAGCAAATCGCTGAGCTCGAAGTCAAAGTCAAGAACGCTGTTGAGGTGGTAAAGATTGAAACGCGGACCATCATCAAAACGCAGATTAAGTTGGGTGATACAGTGATGGTGCAAGGCAAGCCCTACATCCAACTGCCAAAGCCATTCCTTAAGACCACCGAGTGGTACACAATTGGCGGCATGATCAACCGCCTCGGGTGGTTGCAGATTGATTCGCTCGTAATCCCTGCCAAGTTCACCTATGCAGTTGGCGATACCATGCGCACTGGTTTCGTCAATAGGCTGCTCAAGAAGAAGGATACTGTGGTCCGCCTCAGAGTCGACAATCCCAATGTGCAAGTAGTGGGGCTTGAGAATATTTACATCAAGCAAGACAAGAAGTGGCACCAGACAACAGCCTTTAAGGTGGGAGTGGGAGTGCTGATTGGGATAGGGGTTGTATCAGTAGCAAAATAATCGTGCTGATATTGTGCGAGTTAGGATAATTGCGTTAAAATAGTTTTGAAAGGTGGTGTATATTCAAAATAAAGATATACATTTGCCTATCAATAATTCACTCATAAATCATTTAGTCTTTAATCATGAACACGTTTTTCAAATCACACGACAGCACGCAGTATTTTAACTACGATCATCTATCTGGCATCATGCTAACAATTGTGCAAGACGGTTGCCATCAAGGTCTCTTTCAGAGATGCGACAAGAACTCACTTGTTCTTGTTCGTCAGTACTCCAAGGAGATGACTCAAGGGCTACATGAATCGGTTCGCACTTATCATCCATCAACAGTTGGCGAGTTCTTTAAGATGTACCAAAAGACACTGCACAATACTCAAGTATCATTCAATCAATTAATAACTCAATTCTAAACAATTACACTATGGGCTTAAAAGCACCTTCAGGGAATAACACCTCCCGCCAAATCGCTCCCGAGGGAGCATTCGTGGCAAGATGTTACCAAATCGTTGACCTTGGAACAACGATGCAAACTGGTCAATTTCCAGGCAAAAAACGCAAAGTGCAGTTTATCTTTGAACTGCCGACTGAAACACATGCCTTTGAGGAAGGCGGCGAAGAGAAGCCGTTCTATGCTCGCAGCATCTACAACCTTAGCATGAACGAGAAGGCAGTGCTTCGCAGAGATATCGAATCTTGGGCAGGCAAAAAGATGAGCAACGAGATTGCAGGCAACTTCGACATCTTCACGCTACTTGGAAAACCTTGCATGGTGAACTTGACACATGTGACTAAGGGCGACATGACCTATGCCAACATAATTGGAATTAGTCCAGTGCCGAAAGGATTGGTTTGTCCTCCATCATTCAACACACCGCTTTGCTACAACACCGAGGAGCATGATGATGCAATCTTTGCTCAGCTGCCCGAGTTCATTCAAGATAAGATTAAGATGAGCGATGAGTGGATTGCAAGAGTTAGCAAGCCAGTTGCTCCGATGGTGAGAGTGGCAGCATTTGCTCCCGAGGTTGAGGTCGAGTCTACTGAAGACGACGGCTTTCCGTTCTAATAAATAACAAAGGGCGGTAATCAGCCGCCCTTCATTAAAACATTCATTAAATCAATACACTATGAACGCAGCTAATATAGAAAACATATCCGAGTTCTACAAGGCTTTAAACTCGGCAGAGGTACTTCGTGCTCAGAGCATGATATCAAGTGCCCCACAAGCCATCGAAGACAAGCTTACCTACGACATGAGCGCAGCTTCCATCAAAGCGGCAAACGATGCCATCAAGCACATTGAGACCAATCGCAAACTCGTAACACTTCCACTCGATGCCTACAAGAAGTCGGTGATGGATGTTGAGCGCGATGCCATCGCTCCGCTTAAGGCTTACATCGATGAGCGCAAAGCGATGATGATAGACTACTCCAACGAGCTCGCCGTAAAGAAAGCTGTGGCAGATGCGAAGATTGCACAAGAAGCAGCCGATGCACTTAAGTCAGCAGTCACGAGCGATGTCTCAGGCATCTTCGCCACATTCACTGATGCAACAACCTCAACAACGCTCGAGCTTGACCACACCAAGAACATTCGCATCACAAAGAAAGCGGAGATAGTTGGCGAGGTAGATTGGATGACACTGCTCTGGACACTTATGCAAGCAGAGATGTTTGATGTGGCAGAGTTACTCCGCAAGCTTCCAAAAGCTATGGAGCTGACCAACATCGCAGAAATTAGAGGCATTGAAATAATCGAAGTTAAAAACCAAGTAATCCGATGAGCACACTAGACAACATGGGCGCAGAGTTCGCCAATTTTAACCGCTACCTGGACACCATCATTGATCCACGCGAAGCAGACAACGACAGCCTTGAAGCCAAGGTAAAAGAAGCAATCGTGCAGGCTTACTCAAACGGATATCATGACGGGCAGCAAGCAATGTACAAGCGACTTCCAAAACCAAACGACACTGGAGGTGAGCAAGGAGGGCTCGATTATTATGAGTCGCTTTAACTGGACCATGGAAGAAACCGAGTTGCTGATTGAGTACTATCCGCATCGGTCGACTAAAGAGGTGGCATTCATCACTGGGAAATCAATCGCCCAGTGTTATGCCAAAGCCTTCGCACTGCAACTGCATAAGACTCCCGAGTATCTTGCAACTGAAGCAAGCGGCAGGCTGCAAAGAAGCAGAGAGCAGTCGCAGTTCATCAAAGGCCACACACCTTGGAACAAAGGCATGAAAGGGCTTGACATCGGAGGTCATGAGACAAGATTCAAGAAGGGCTCAGTGCCACCCAATCACCGAGAGGTTGGTTCAGAGCGCATAGATGATGATGGCTACACCTACATCAAGATTGCAGAGCACACACGATGGGTCCTCAAACATCGGCACATCTACGAGCAGCATCATGGCAAGCTCGAGCCGCACATGATAGTAACATTCCGAGATAAAAACATCTCGAATTTCGAGATTGATAATCTGGAAGCAATCACCAAAGTGGAAAACATGCAGCGCAATACCGTCACCAAATACCCTCAACCATTAAGACAAACAATCAAAACACTGAACAAGTTATGGCAAGAAATAAAATCGAAGATCTAAGAGATCACTTATTTGAGATAATCGAGATGCTAAAAGAAGATGACATGCAACTCGACAAAGCAAAAGCAATCGCAGACATAGCCCAGGTGATTATCAACTCAGCAAAGGTTGAGGTTGATATGATGAAAGTTGTACACGGAAACGGCAGTGGATTCATTCCTGCTGATGTAAGGCAGATAGGGTCATGATAAGAATAGTAATTATAACTCCAGAATGGTCTACTGATGTATCGGATTGGACACAAGAGCAAGGCAGAAAAATACATGAATGGTTTACTTTAAATTATTTTGAAATCACATTTTTACCACAGGTCGGAATGATGATTGATTTAGATGATTTTTTTAATTGCGAAGAGATTCTAAACGAGATTGATGTAAATCTTGGATATGTTACTATTAATCAAATTGTAATTGGCAAAAAAGAAATTGCATTATACTGCATTTAACTACTAACCATGAGCCGCGACATCTACAACAGCATCGAAGCCATCAACGCATCAAGCATAAAGAGGCACTACACTGGCAGCATCCAATATGCTGCTGGTGCTCTCGAAAGGGGTGCTGAGTTCCATCGCAATCTGCTCGAGACAGAGCCCAAAGATATGCCGCCCAATGCCCGAGTGATCTACGATGCCATCATGAAGCACCCAATGCTCAAGCTGATATTCGAGAAGGCAGCCAAGGAGATCACATTCATCAAGGAGATTGAGATTGATGGGCGCAAGGTGGCGGCAAAAGGCATCCTTGACTTGCACTGCCCAATGTACTCCATCAATGCCGACATCAAGACGACTTCCTGCACCAACCTACGAGCATTCGCCTCCGACATGACCAAGCACTACAACCACATACAAGCAGTTTGGTATTCGTACCTCACTGGATATGATCCTGCAAACTTCTATTACATAGGAGTGCCCAATAAGTTCAAAGGCGAACTATTTATTCACCGACATACAGCAACCGAAATTGAAGAAGCAACAAACCTCATCAAAGAGTACCTGGTCCACAGAGGGCTTTGAGAATTACAGCTTTACCAATGTGATGTATTACTTCCTGCATCGCGACTTCATATATATAGAGACAAACTTCAAGCATCTGAAAATGATGTACAATCACTTCGATGATGCAACGGTATTCATCACCCTTGCCGATGATACGAAGTATGTCGAATACGTTTGGAGCACCAGTGGAAGGATAAAAACAACATTCAAACCTTACAACATCCATGACATCTACACCATTGAAAAGAATCAAGGAGCTCTGTAACAATAGAGCTGTCGAGTACCGCCAATCGAAAGAGGAGTACAACCTCGTCATTGCGATGGCATTCGAACACATTGCAATATTCTGCGAGGCAGAGCTGCCCAATGAAAAGCAGATGCTTATAGACATCTGCAACGAGTGCGTTCAGGACATGATACAAGGCAACATCGCCCTCGGAAAGCCCGTGGGTGAGCAATTATATAAAAAGAAATACCAATGAAAAAGAAGACAGCATTAGTATATTTTCTAAATGGATTAATTGGTTTAGAAAAAGAATATAATATCAAACTTGAAACTGTTAATAAGCTTCATAAATTATTTTTTGAAGCTAAAGAACTTGAGAAGGAGCAAATAATTCAAGCATATTTTTGCGGAGCAGATGAAGAATCTGATAGGCATGGAGCAATGTATAAAAGTGCAGAAGACGCTGTCAAATATTACTACTCAAATTTTGAGCAATGATCCTCCGACCCTACCAAGAACGCTTCATCAACAACATCGCTGCGAAGCTGCGCATCCATCGCAAGGTGGTTGCTCAGCTCGCAACTGGAGGAGGCAAGACAGTATGCTTCGCGGAGATATGTGACCGCTACTGCGCTCGAAGCACTCAGGACATACTTATCTTAGTTCACCGAGAAGAACTGCTCACACAGGCAGCCAAAGCCATTCGCCTGCCAGTGCAAAAAGTTGTCGCAGGAATGAAGACCATACCGCCTGCTCGTGTCTATGTCGCAATGGTGGAGTCAGCTCACAAGCGGCTTGATCTGTTCCAGAACATCGGCATGGTAATAGTTGACGAGTGCCACATCGGAAACTTCACCAAGGTGATTGACCACTTCAAAGATCAGTACATCATCGGCTTTACTGCCACACCACTTGCCGCCAAGAAAAGCAATCCACTGCGCAACTACTTCGATGACATCGTGTGCGGCATCGACATTCCCGATCTCATAGAGGATGGATTTCTTTGCCCTGAGCAGACTTACTCGTCTTCATCCATTGTGGAACGTGCTAAGCTAAAGATGAAAGCAGGCGACTTCGACCAAGCGCAGATGGGAGCCATGTACAAAGAGCCCAAGTATATCGACACAACTATCAAAGCCTACCAGAAGCATTCACTCGGGCGCAAGACAATAATCTTCAATTGCAATGTTGAGCACTCGATGGCAGTCAATTCCGCCTTCATCGAAGCAGGATTCAACTCGCGGCACCTTGATGCCAACTCAGCGGATCGTGTTGAGGTGCTCGAGTGGTTCGCCAATACTCCAGATGCCATCCTAAACAACATCGGAATTGCAACAACAGGCTTCGACCAACCAGACATCGAGACCGTCATAGTTAACAAGGCAACAGCATCGATGCCCCTTTGGCTTCAGATGTGCGGAAGAGGTGCAAGGCCGCATCCAATTAAGCTCGCATTCACCATCATCGACCTTGGTGGTAACTGCCTTACACACGGCTCATGGGCTGCCTCCCGAAATTGGGAGGATATCTTCCACAATCCCAAGAAGCCAGGCGCAGGAGTTGCTCCAGTGAAAGAGTGCCCCAAGTGTGCAGCCTTGTTGCACACCTCCAAGATGGAGTGTTACTGCGGCCACATCTTCCCCAAGAAGATAGTTCTTGATCAAGGCATTGAGGACTTTATCCTCATGACCGATAGCGTGGATATTAAGAAGCTAATCGCAATGAATGAGCACCACAAGGAATACAGATCACTGTTCGTAGCCATCGAACACGTTGCCCTGCTTGCAAAAAAGAACATCAAGAAATTAAATGCAGACAACTACCAACATATTGCAAAAAAGAATCACGAAATTGCGAGGCTCTGGTGTCGTGAACGCAACAGAAGATTCAACAGGTTTCACAAAGACTTGGCTGATGAAAAACTAAAAACAACCCTTAAATCAATATATAATGCTGATATCCTCCTATAAAAATGTACATGACAAGCAAGACATCGACATCGACATTAACACCTTTCTTGAAGGAATACAAACAGGAAAGTGGCAAGACATTGCCCTCGATGTGCGCAATGCTCCAAACAAAGAAATAAAAGACCTAAAGAAGAAGTCCGCTCCAGTTGTTACCATCAGCGGATCATTCTCAGAGCGCAAAGCTGACGGCCTAAGAAAGCACTCAGGATATATAGCCATCGACATCGACAACCTCGATGATCCTGCCGAAACAAAAAAGCGCATAAGTTCTGACACCTATATTTATTCTGCATTTATCTCAATCAGCGGCAAAGGTCTCTGCCTCATAATCAAGATTGATGGCACTCGTCACCTAGATGCCTTCAATGCCATTGCTGCATATCTATACAACGAGTATCAGCTTATCGTGGATCAGTCAGGCAAGGACGTATCTCGCGCTCGGTTCGTCTCTTACGATCCCTTTCTGCTTCTGAATCTCAAGTCAACAACATTCAAGAAGTACCTTCCAAAAAAGAAGGAGTACAAGCAGGCAAAAGTCGTAGTCATTAAATCAGACTTCGACTCCATCATTGACCAGATGGATAAGAAAGGGCTCAACCTTTGCGAGGATTATTCCGAGTGGATTCGCATCGCTTACGCTCTTGTTTCCGAGTTTGGAGAACAAGGCCGTGATCACTTTCACACCTTATCATCGCACAGCTCAAAGTACAACTCCATCGATTGCGATAGCCAATACACCGCTTGCCTTAACAACCACAACGAGTCCAAAGGTAAGAAGTCATCCATCGGCACAATCTACTTCCACGCAAAGCAAAACGCGATTGATGTTTACTCCGAATACACCAAGAGCATCATGCGCCATGCGACATCGCAAAGAGCGGCAGGTCTCTCATCAGATGCCATAATTGAAACACTCGAGAAGCAAGGTGGCATAAGTGCAGCGGACTCGAAAGAGATTGTCGAGCAGATAGTAAGCAAGGATATCAAGTTTAAATCTGATAGTGTAAGCGAAGACATTGCTTCATACATAAAAACATTCGAGCTCAAGAAGAATCTTATCACTCGCAGGATTGAACTAAACGGAAAAGCAATTGATGATAGTGATATTAATTCAATCTTTCTTGATTCAAAATCAATTTTTAAGGAATCAAACAAAGACCTGGTCACATCGATTATATTCTCAAATCGAATACCAACATACAATCCTTTGCATGAGTTCTTTGAACAAGAGTTATTTGAATATGACAATGACAATTGGCCGAATCTTAGAAAGCTTATGAGTAGCGTTATTACTAACCAAGAGCATGCAGAGTATTTCATACTTACTTGGCTGCTTTCAGTAGTTGCTTCTGCATACGGCCATCACTCAGCATTGGTACTTGTATTTTGTGGACCAAAGCAAGGCACTGGAAAAACACATTGGTTCAGGTATCTGCTTCCCAAAGAACTTAGATATCTTTATGCTGAATCAAAAATGGATGCTGGTAAGGATGACGAGATCCTAATGTGCGGCAAGCTTATCATCAATGATGATGAGTACGGTGGTAAGTCTAAAAAAGAAGAGAAGCGACTTAAGGAGCTGACATCGAAAGAATATATCAACGTGCGCGAGCCATACGGCAGAGTGTCAACTGACTTAAAACGTCTTGCTGTTTTATGTGGCACATCAAACGAGACTCAGATACTTAGTGATCCAACTGGCAACAGAAGGATATTAGGAGTATTAGTTGAAGATATCAACCATGAAATGTATAACGGTTGTGATAAGGTTGGACTTTGGCGCGAGCTCTTTTGCATGTATCAGATGGGCGCAAACTACAAAATACTTGGTGATGATATCTTAAAGCTTAACCAATCAACAGAAATGTTTAAGCTATCGACTCCAGAAGAAGACTTGATCCATAAGAAGCTTACTCCTGGAAGCGCGACTTCATTTGGTGAATGGATGTCGCTCACGGACATTCAACAGTACTTGATGGCAGATACTAAAATAAACTACCTTAATAATCAGCGCATTGGTTCTTTACTTACTGCCCTTGGATTCCCCAAAGAAAAGAAGCGCAGAGGCGATTCGGTGATACTTCACTACTATGTTAGCAAGAATCCTATCTAAATGTTGCCGCTTGTTGCCACTTCATAAAAAGCAAGTGGCAACATTTTTTTGCTACTGCGATAATGCTTTCAGAGGTTTGTTGCCGGTTGCTACTTACTTTTTAATAATTAACAGAATATATATATATACATGCACACACACACACACACACACACACATGTTAGTACTAAGTACGTGTTTTTTTGCACCAAGTGGCAACAATCGTCTCAAAGCTTAGATGCTGTAAGGTTTGAGCATGTTGCCGCTTCCAAAAATGTTGCTACTTCATATACCAAGTGGCAACATTTATGAGCGAGGTTGCAACCCAAGCGAAAGCCTTTCAAAACCTTTGGAACGCACGCCCAGACTTAAGAGGACGCATATTTGCAATCAATAACAACTCCATCAACGGCATCAAGGGAGCAATGAACAAAGCGATGGGAGTCATCGCAGGAGTTGCTGACATGTGCTACTTGAAGCCAGAAGGCAAGACTTGTTGGATTGAGTGGAAGACAGAAACAGGAAGACAGTCACCTCAGCAAGTCTCCTTCGAGAAGCTTTGCCGATCACTCGGCCACGAGTATCACATTGTAAGAAGTGAAGCAGAATTTCTAAATATCATCAACTATGGAGCTGACCATTGAGCAGAAAATCATCAAGACGATGAACGAGTACTATCCGATTGAGGGCAAGATTGTAGATGGCTGCGTGACATATCATTCAACACAGCGCACGCATGAAAGCTTCAGGCTTCACTTGATGAATGCCAACCCCGAGAGCATCGTGTATACTTACTACCTATCGCGATGTGCTAAATGGATTAAGACACTGAAATTGCACAATCAAAAATTAATTCCTATCTTTGTGCCCAATGGAACAGAAGATTGAAAGGCGAGGCGGTAAACGCAAGAATGCCGGCCCTAAGTTTATCTACGGCGAGGACACCTGCAACATCACATTGCGCATACCTAAAAGCAAAAAAGACGAAATCAAGAAGATGATATACAGAATGCTTGACCAGTACAAATCAAAACGCACGGACGACTATGGCTGCTAACAGATGGCGAAGTGGATACATGCGCATCCAAGACGATACATTCACTGGATACTTGACTCCAATTGGATCAGTGCAAGATGTTGAGGTTACATTCAAGGTGAAAGCTATGCAGCAAATCATGCAAGCATCGGAAGACATACAGATGGAAGTGCCGAATGAATATCTTATCGGATCACTTAAGCAGAATGATGAAGGCTACTTCACTGCCGATGTAATCATCTACAACAAGGTTGTAAGATTGAAATTGACAGAGGACGAAATCAAACGCAGCAAAACACTATCTTTGTAATCATGCCACTATTCCA